CCCTGCTGTTCTGGTAAACGCATTCTTGACCAAGGGTGTCGTGGTGACTGCCTTAACCATTGCGTTGTTCTCCGTACCTGGTAACATCTTACTCATCACAAATTGACGAATCGTTGACCACTTTTCTTTAGGTACGTAATTCGCCAATTCATCGAAGCTCTTCACGTCATAAGACGCTTTCATCAGGATGTCACGGGTCTTTTTATCAAGGAGGCCTTCTAGCTCGTTGATAATGGTTTTAGTGGTCGTTAGCTTGGTATTGAGGAAAGTAGGTGTCTTGAGCTTACCACTCATGTCTTCTAATAAACTTTTGAACCTTGTCTCACCACCTGAAGCCAGCGATTCAGCTTTCTTGTCACGGCTAACCTCATCTGCCATCTTTTTGAAACGCGGGTACATATCACCCATTTGTTCTTTGAAGTCGAAGTTACCCGAACCAAAGACTTTCTCGACTCTGTCAGGACTGTTACCCTTAATCACCGACACAAACTCATCTGGTGACTTACCATGCAGATTGTAGAGTTCGGCGGCCATCTTCCGTTGTTCGAGCTTCTGAGCCGCTTTAGAAAACTCATCCAGAAACTTGCTATAACCTGTTCCACCCGCCCCTTCGATAGCACGAGTCAGGATAGGCTTAACTTCGCTCAAAACAGCCGCTTCCGCACGCTTACGAGCCGTCTGGTCTAATGTCGGGTTCAATCGACCCACCGCGTCATTTATTCCATTCTTACGCAGCGCATGGAGGGCGTTGGCACTGACGTATCCGTTCTTGTCGGCGCGTTCAGCCAGTTGACTCATTAAATCGTTTATCACATTCTCAGGTACTTTAAGACCAGCCTTGTTATCGTCAGCCATGACACGTTTCAACTGGCTCGTGAGCTTATCGACTGTCATGGGTTTAAGCCCTTTGTCAGCCAATACACGTTGTTCCCTGAGCTTGGATTCGTTGAGCCGTGCAGTAAAGTCGTCCAGTTCAGCTTGGGTACGTTTGACATTACGACGATTGGTTAAACTACTCTCGGCTGCCAGTGACGCTTGTTCGTCGGCGAGTATAGCCGCATCAAGGTACCCCTCGGATGTACGCTTTGATGTCTCATACGGGTCATTAAGATTCTCATAGCGTCGATTCTTAGGTGGCTCGTTCAGGTAAGCAGGGTCGGTGGCTTTATTTAAGGTAAACTCGGACAACATCGCATTCCGTCGAACTTTCGAAACATCAGCACCAGCGGCACGTTCAAAGTCATTGAGTCGTTCTTGAGTCGGTGCGATGTTACTAGCGATTTGATTAGCACGTTGGTTGAATGCATTCGCCACACGATTCGTTTTGTTCGCTGCCTCAAGCGCAGGGTTCAAGTAAGTCACGGCGAGTTCTTCACCCACCGCTTCACGAGCCTGTTTACGCCGAGTCTTAGATTCCGTAACCGTGTCGCCCTTCATCATCGATTTAATCTGAGCTTCTCGAATTGCACGCTGCTTATTGGCTATATCACCCACTTTCTCAGGGGCGTATTGTTCGGCTGTCTTGAGTAAAGACTGAGTCGTCGGTGCGTTAAGTGATTGGTTTGGAGTAGCGTTGTCCTGTAACTCAGCAAGTACCTGACTTGTGGTTTTAGGTGTCGTTGTACTAGAATACCCATCTGCTACGCCTAAACGACCCTTCTGAGCCTGTACAACAGGTAACTTATCACCCAATGAACTTTGTACGAGTTTAGCGGCTTTCTCGGTAGCGGCGTCAGCTTTAACACGATCAAACTGGTTAGCGATAACTGTAGCACCTTTACCAGCAAGTTTAGCGGTCGCTGTGATCGGTGTCAGTGGTTCAGTAACCTTAGCCACGTTGGTCGCCAGTGTCCCGACTTTATTAGCCCCTGACATCTTAGCCAGTTTACCCGCGACACCTGACAACAACGATAAATCCGACAACGTCCTTGCTGGATCAACGGCAAACGACTCCTGAACTTTGTCCCATGAACCGTAACGATCTTTGTAATCTTGACCAATTGTGTCGGCAATCCTGATCGACTCTTGCATGGACTCGTTGTTCAATAACGGGTTGCCCGTGGTCAGATAGTCAGGAAGAAGATTGACCATGCCACCCACCACCCCTTTACCCACGGTTTCAAGGGTATCGAGTGGGTGAGACAACGCGCTCACGGTGTCTTTATAGTAGTTCTTGTAACTCTCTGGCGCGTTGTACACCGCGTCTAGAACCGTTTGCTTCATGGATCGACTTGGTGCAGCGTTACCTGTCGAGATGGAAACGTCTAAGTCGGCAGGTTGACTGTACCCTTCAAACGGATTCGCTTGCGTAGGTTGAGTCTGAGGAGGTGTAGGTTGACCGTATCCTTCAAATGGATTAGCCATTATCGACCTCCCAGAACTCGTTTAGACGCACCTGCGCCGTAGTATTGATCAAAATAAGGTGCGAGTCGTGGATCGCTTTTTAGACGTTGCACCGCGTCTTCGTATGACCCTTTAGGTGCTGACTGTGGTGCTGCTTGTTTAGGTGGTACTTTAACAGGTGGTATCCCAACCATAGGTGGCTGGATAGCGGGAACAACCGTACCCTTCGGTAAAGCGGCAGGTTGACTCGCAGAAGTCGCTGCGTTGGGGTACACGGCGTTTGGATTGATAGGCTTATCCATTCCTAGTGATTTAAGTGGTGACTTCCCAGGGTTCGCTTGTTCGAGTGCCGACTTTCGTTCATTCCACTGGTTCTCGATAAACGTCTGCGCCCTTAGTAAGTCGTTCGCCAACTTCTTCAACCCAGCTCTGGAGTAATCAATATCACCCGATACGGCTTTCTGAAGGTTCCTGAAATCCTGCTCGGTGAATCCACGGCCCGTACCCAAGTTAGCACGAGGGATCGCGTCGAGTACGGCTTGAATTTGAGCTTTGATAAACGTCTCGGTAGCCGCGACATCTTTTTCAGCCGACTCGTTACCAGCAAATCCTAGGATTCGAGCTGCTTCCAGTCTCACACCAGCTTTGTACCCGAGGATGGCATTCTTGGAATCAGCTAGTGTAAGAATCGTGTTAGCTGTATCTCTGGTTCGTGGACCATTCATTGCACCTGAAAATAGCGAAGCATCTGATTCTGCTATTTTGTCAGACATCTTAACACTGTACCGATCAAGGGCAACATCCTTAACAGGTTTTTCAACGCGGTTAAAAGGTCGTTCTGTGCCGCCGTCAGGTAGCATTACATAAGTATTTGTAGCTGGATCAAATACAAACTGATCGACAACCGTTTTGTCACCCATGTTACGAATTTTTAACTGAGGGAGCACTGGTTTAGGTAAAGGTTGAGTCCCTTCAATGACCGTACCAGATCGTTTAGAAGGATCAACCGCTACTACTCCATACTGTGTACTCATCAGCGTTGGTGTGTTTTGTTTAATGTACTTTTCTAAACCAAGAACCGCCAATTGCTGATATTCAGGAATCTTTCCTTCCTGCGAAGCTTTTTCAATATCGACCAAACCTTTCAAGTAACTCGATTCACCAAATTGATTATGGATTTCTGGATACTGATGATTTTGAATGTGCCAGTTAGCGACCTGCTCACCTGCGTCAGGTGCATTCGGGTTAATGTTCTCTAACACTTTGAGTCGGTTTGCATAGAGTTTAGAAAATACGTCTTGTTCTTTGATGCGATCTTCGATGCCCTTTTGCTTAATCTCAGCCAGCTTACCTGCAATATCGACACCAGCTTTACCGAACTGAGCTAAACCACTTGGGTCAGAAGGATTCGTTTTCAGGAAAGCATTCAGTGCTTCAGCGTTTTTGTTGGCCAGCAACTGTTCTTCAGCTTTAGCTCGGTTGAGGTCATTCTCGGCACGTCGAGCGGTCATCTGAGAAAACGCATTCATTGTCTCAGGAATCGTGTTTTTAATACCCAATGCAATACGTGGATCAATAGGCATAATTAACCCCTCTTTCCGAACCAACCATTAGCCGAACCGTACATGCCCATAGCATTACCCACCATGTCACTCATGGCGTTCGCCTTACCTATGTACCCAGAGGCTCGCGCATTCCCTGCTTGAGTGTAAAGCTCACCTGCCTGATTAGCGTAGTTCTGACCCGCTTGCCCAAGGTTCTGAGCCACTGTCTGACCTGCACCCGTGAGACTTTGCAATGGGTTCAATAAAGCACTACGCTCAGTCTGGTAACGGTTAAAAGCATTATTGAACTCGTTAGAAGCGTAGTCCTGCCCATATCGCTGAGCCGCCTTTAACGCGCCACCTGACTGGAGACCTCCTTGAGCAGCAGCTTGACGATCCATAGACTTCAAACCCTCAGACAACCTAAATTGGTAGCCAGGGTCTTGGTACATTTGATTAGCATTGAATGGTTGTGTTAGGTACCCGTATTTATCGGCTCCCGTGTTCTTACTCAAACCGAGTAAATCCATCATGCGATTCTGGGCAACCAGTGAATTATCGTAGAATGGTTTATTTAGGTCTTTGTTTTCTTGGAACATCTGGTATTCAAGGGCTGCCGCATCCTGAGCCGCTTGAGCTTGAGCATCAGCCGCTTTACCCGCAGCACGACTACTACTCAACCCCGCACCAACGACTCCACCTAGTAACGCACCCGATCCAAGTGTTAACCCACCGATCCCTGCCGCCCCTGCTAAACCGCCTATAGCCGCTGCTACGAATGTCATACTTCAATCCTTTTCAACCGATTGAATATGTCGAAGGGTGAGTCATCGGTCTTTTCCACAATGTCACCTTCTAAGTCTTCAACCTTGTGTTTATCAGTACGGTGGATCGTCATTCTTAGACTATCTGTCACCGAATACACTAATTTGTTAGAACCTGCTTTACTACACACTAAACATGGAGCCTTGAGTCGTTTTACAAATTCTTCGCTGGCTACCAGTATCTCACCTTCCAACAGTAAGTATAAATGGTCAACTAAATGTTTTTTACCAGCTATTAACGTACCAGCAGGGGTGAAGACTTCCCGACAGTATATACCACCCCAGAACACATGCTTAGTAATCGGCTCGACTTGGGGATACTGTAACATCAACTCTGTGGTCTTTTTAATGTTATTCAATATAAGACTGAAGTTGTCCAGTTCTACCAAGTCGAGTGTAGGCATTATTTTAACTCAACATACAACGCATTAAGTACCACATAGTCTGTTGTAGCCGTTGCTATGTTAATGGTAAGCGTTAAAGACGTGGCCACTGATGTATCAATCGTTGTGTAAAGTGCTGTAGTTGAATTATTTGTACCTAATGCTGTAGCATTTGAGGTTATCTGACGATTCAGCACACCTGCATTCATAAGGATAACTGGTCGCATATCAGAGTTGATAGTAGTGTTTGAAAACGAAGCTATCGTTGTACCACTCATCGCAAATGTTAAAACTTTAGCAGATGCCCCATTCCTCTGAGCAAACATTGGATAAATCGACAATCGACTTGTTTCTTTAAACGTACCTGCTGCTAACGGTACATTTAACACCCTCAATGCTGAGGCGGCTGTTTGAGTATAAGCTAAATTACTTCCTGTTACCGCCACAAGTGTACCTGTTGGGGTAAATGGAGTGAAATTTGCAGTAGTTGGGTCAACGTAATTTGTATAAACTACGCCAACTGTTGTCGATGACATCACCGTCCAATACAGCCCTGCCGATCCTCCTGAAACCGCCCCAGCAGGAAACCATAACCATATACCATTGGAATAAGTTGTGTTCAACGCTATCGTTAATGTCACTGTACCGTTTGCAGCAATGGTTCCATTTGCAGGTACACCGACATTAACGCAAGTATTTAACAAAATACCACTGCTTGATGACGAAGAATTATTGTTAAAATACATAGGCATATTAAATCTCCGTGCAATGGAACTCTGACTCTATTAGCCCCGTCATGGTCAGCTCATGCTCACAATTTCATATTGCAAACCTTCTAAAATTACATAATCCGTTGTTGTAGCAAGTTGTAAGGCAATGTTAAGCGACTTATTAATACTGGTATTAATCGAGGTATAGCTGTTAGCTGTAGTGACTGCTGAGGTGTCACTACCTGAAGGTGCAATCTGGGAACTCTGGCTACCACGGTTTCGCCAAGTCAACAGATAACCAGTGGCCGCAACTGTGGTAACTGATGTAGATAAGCCAATAACAGTACCGTCTAACAGAGTTTTTATTGTTTTAGCACCCGCTGAATTAGTAGTCGATAATCGTATAGTTGTCCGACATGTACCATTCGCACCCACTGAACCACCTGGTAACGTTACATTGGTCACGTTGATGTCAGAGGCTGTGGTCTGCGTGTAAGCTGCATTGCTACCTGTCGCTGTCACGACTGAAGTGGGGATGTATGGTAAAAATGAAGCACTAGCATCTGAAAATGTCGTACTGACTACACCAACCGTTGTTGACGACATCACAACCCAGTACATGCCCGCTAATCCACCTGATACAGCTCCTGCTGGCAATCTAAGCCATATACCCCCTGAGTAGGTAGTAGGTAAAGCCGTACCAAGCGTAATTGTACCATTTGTGGCTACTGTCCCGTTTGGTGCGATCCCGACAGGTACAGCCGTCTGTGCAAGTATATAAGGTGCTGTACTAGCTTTTAATGAATGCAGGGGCATGTTAAATCTCCCGACAATGGAACGCCGATCCAGTTGTGGCACCATATACTTCAATAGAACTACCGTTCACACTGTCACCGCGTAATTTAGGTAGCTCATACAATGATCCACTTGACACTTTAACACGCTTATAACCAGATGCAGCCGTCGCTCCAATTCCAAGATACAAGTCTTCGGATGATAGGTTCTGGAAAGTAAAGCTGACTCGTAACTCGTTAGCGGGGGCTAATGACTGAGAAGACCCACCTGTCGTAATCGTTCCACTTCTATCGATTTCTATCATGATGTCACCCTAATTAGTTTGTCACTTCTCTGCCACTACAACGGATATTAATCGCCGAAGCTGTACCTGCAATCGTGCTAATGAACCCACCAGCTTCAAGATTATGCCCTACCAACTCAGGGAACATGTAAGTCTCGTTTGGTTGAAGTGTTTTGGTCTTGTTGATCAAGTTCTGGTTGCCTGCTGTATCACCCGATGTCACAAGGTTGACTGATACTGTTGCCGCTGATCCAGAATAGTTCATCGCTGTGAACTTATCAATCATGGCAGTAACACCCGTTGGTGTGGTGTACTGAGTCGTTTGACTGTTCTCGGCGATCTTGGATGCTATCAATACTCTGTTTCTGACTGTCATAATGACTCACCTTTATGGTGTAAATGAACTATACACAGGAATATAACCCATGAGAGTGTTGTCTTCTTTGTAAACGGGTATAACTTTAACAGGTGTAGAAAAAGCTGATGCTGCACCATATAACGATAGTCCTAACGCCCCGTCATTTCGGACAAACACCTTTTCAGAATCGGTATGATCTTTAAATCCAAATATTTTTGCACTTGTCGATGATGAAAAATTCTGAGAGGCGTAAATAGTATTAGATGAGGCATTCAGTTTGGTGTATGACGTTACTCCATCAGTTTGAGTTAGTTTTAAAGCACCTGCTACTAATAAATCGTTAAATCTAGGAATCGACCCAATTGTAATAATATTTGACAATGAGGGTGTGAATAAACCTGACGGTAACGAAGCAGGATTGGATACCATTTTGTAAGAAAAAACGATGTTGTTATTCTGCAAAGTAAATACGGCAGACGCTGTAATTATCAACACGTCAATAATGGATGATGTACCACCTATATCAAAAAATAACTGACAGCTTTCAGTATGTCCATTTAAACCGCTGGAACCAACGGATGACCCACCGATTTGAACTTTGTAGTCACATTCACCTTTATCCCCAGATACCGATATTCTAGAGTTCTTAGCATAGGTACATTGTAATGAGTCAACAATCGTGTCTGATGCTGTCCACGCTGTACCTGAAGGGTTTAGCCTACGATCAGCAGCCGTTTTAGTTGTTACAACTGTAGCATCTACATTCATACCATGTGATCTAGCGATTACAACGTCACGCTGACAGTTTACAAGTGTCGCGTTGACCGTGACACCCATTGTCATATCAGCATTGAGCGCACTTGTTGCTTCACCCGCCGAGAACACGACACCCTGATAACAATTTTCAGCCACAATGTCAATTTCGACGCTGTGTTTCTTTTCAGCCCAGTTTGCTAAATCGACTTCTAACCCGAAACCGTGTACGCAACCCTTGGCGAAAATGTTAGTAGCTTTGAGTGTCCCGCATTCTGTAGCAGGTGTACCAGTCTGAATAGTAAATGCTTTACCACCATCTAAATAAGTAATTTTGTCAGTGTAAGGTAGATCATTTATCCATACATGATCGAACGTAAGGTTATCAAATCCCCCTACTACTGATATACCATTTGAACCAGAACCCGATGTATTCGATATCTCAGCTTCAATCGCAAAGTTACGCGCGTGTAAATTTTTAACCGAATAAGCGTTAAAAACATCTGCCCCTGTTACAGAGTCAGTTTTGAAAATAGTAGTGGGACCTTCTCCGTAAATTGTGATGTTTTTACAATCTAATAATGTCGAAGCTGGGAAATCTTGTTTCCAAGGGAAATTTTGGATACCGCAGCTATAAGTACCTGCTGGGAAGTATAAATCAAATCCATTAGCTAAACAGTAGTCCCATACTTCTTTTATGACAGTATATTCATCGGTACCGTCACCTTGTACATTAAAAGGTTCATCTTTTACGGATACGACTTGTTTTAATTTTTCACCAACTGTCCCATCTGTATAAGTCGAGTCATGGGAAAATCCAACCATACCAGAACCGTTAGCCGTGGCAAGCTGATCCCTTAATACCTTAACAGTGTAATTAGACGAACTCACATTATCAACAGTCCATTGGGTAACATCATTTGAGTCTTTCAGAACCATTTTATATAATGATTCACCAAGCCACAGGTTCGCTTCGCCATCTGAGTCTAATATTACGGGGTTTGTATTGGAAGTGACTTCAGTTGAATCTGTATAAGTAGCAAGCGGTGTAGTTGTACCTGCCGAGTACGTGTAAAGTTTACCACCTGATAACGGGTTGCCATCAGAATCAAAAGCTCTGAATTTAGGATTAGGTGATAATGTACTCATAATAGTGACAACCTTTGCTCAAGGGTAATAACTCGTTTACGTAATGATTTAATTTCAGCAGTTAATAGTGGTACAAGACTTGAATGATTGATCATTTGATAATCATTACCGTCTTTTTCACCCGTTACACTATACGGTGCTACTTGTTGGAGTTCATGGGCAATAAACATCGGTCTGTCCATAGAGGCCCCGTTCATTCTACCGATATATACTTTCATAGAATCTATTTCATCGACATTATTTAATTCATGTTTTATGGTTTTCAATCGGTAATCGGATGTTACATTATAAGCTGTCAAACCACCTGCCCGATTATAAGTAATCGAACCTCTTAATGTTGCTGTACCTTCAGTGTAAAACTCGACAAACTTATTATCACCAGTCGTAGCATTGTCCCATAACGGTAACGTGACACCTGACTGACTTTTGACAGCTAGTCCATTGATAGAACCTGTCAATTCCGCAACCGTTGACCCATACCATGTTGCCGATTGACCAAGTAGTAACCTTGAGCCATCGAATGTGAAATTACTACTTCCTGACGGAGTATTATAATCAGATAAATACACGATGGAATATTTGGTGCTCAGGTTATCCCATTGTGACGGTTTAGCAGGTTCTGGTGCAACTGTTTCCGAATAGTTGAAAGTTGGTGTTGGTGATGCATCGTGAATATAAGGGATATTACTTGACCGAGTAGGTTCTACGCTTTCGTCGTCATTGTAATTCGTAAAATGAGTAGAAGAGGGTGATTTAGCTAAATCTTCAATGCTCAAGTCAGAACTACCGCCTCCTGTCAGCTCGAATAACGACAGAAGAAACAGATACCATTCACGGCTCACAAGACCTGTTCTCTGGTCTAAAAAGGGTGTTCTAGGGGCTGGGATAGAGTTAAGCACGGGTTTCCTCCACACTGAGTTCTGCGCCTGTTATAACGAGCTTTACGGGGTCAGTAAACGATACTTCGTAAACTCGATCCCGTAACTTCTCACTCATACCAAGTCGTCGCCATATAACCCTGTTCCCATACTCCCCAATTCGACCAATTGATCGCCAATTTTCGTTTGACCAAGTATGCCCACCATCATCAGAAAATCTTAAACAAACCTGAGGGTCTTCACCCTGACCTGTCGATAAACCGACTCCTGACTCTACTCTAAGTTCTAAGGAATGATGTATTGATCGTTTGAAGTTATTTTGACCTGTTCCCAAAGCTCGCCATGCTCGCAGGCATCGTTGCGTACCAACTGAGTCACTATAGGTGTTCAGTGAGAGTTGATAAAGATTCCCGTTCTCGTAGTCGCCTACAATGCTGACACCGTTGAACATGACGTGGCACTGACCCCTGTGCCTTTTAAACGCCCCGTTTACCCAGCTTCCCCGTTCATGCCATAATTTTGTCGCGGCATCATAGACCCATGTAGCATCAGCAGTAGGGAATGTTAGAACATAGAAAATGTGACCTTCTTGCTGATAAGTGTAAGCTACGGCATCATCGATTCGACTTGTTCTTGCGTATTCAGCAATTTTGTACTCAACAGCATGAGTCGAAATTCGTTGACCGATATAACCATCAGCACGATACACCATGCCTTGACCACGGTCATCAGAACCCAACCAAACAATACTGTTATCCATCTTGCAAATGGAATAAGCCGATAAGCATCCAACCTCGTTAAATGCCCCTTGGATACGTTGCAGAGGGAAGTCACCTGTACCAGAGTTGTAATACACCTCGGTCGAATTGGTACCAAATGCCCAATACTCACGGTGGTCGGATATACCCCCTACTAAATAATCAGGACTACCCTCTGCACTTGAGAAATCGAGTGGATCAATGCTAGTACCATCGAGTAATGCGGTGATCCATAATTTCTGCGAGTTTAGTTCGGTATATACAAAATAAGAGTCGAGGAATGAGACGGTTTTAGCACTTGTGAAGTCAGGATCGGTTATCTGACCGAATGCCCCAGTTGAAGTGTTGTAGATGTACGAATTGACCCCATTGGCGATGAATATCTGCGTACCGTTGTCAGCCATCGAAACGAGTGATGACCCTGTTACTGAGCCAATAAGGGTTTCATTGTAACTTGCGTCAATTTTATAAAGCTCGTTACCTGACACCACGTACAAATAAGGTTGAGAGTCTAGTTTCCATAAGCCTCTAATTGGGCCATTTCCGACAGTTGCTAATAGTGAAATACACGGCGCGCGATTCATAAAAGCAGCTTCGTTACCACCTTCTTCAATCGCTTCTGCAAACAAGTTAACCATACGATCACATGCAGCATTAACACTTCTCGCCACATAAGAACCTCCCATGATAGGCGACTTCATTCTAATACCCCTTGTAGATATTAAAACGCGGTGCGCCTGACATTTCAGGTGGCATTGACAACTCAATCATTGGGTCATTGATACGTCTCAAATTCTCTTTACTGGTGGCCGCTATTCGTTGAACAGTGGGTGAGGGTTCGACACCAAAGAACGATGCCAACTCGCATGCCAGATTGTAAAGGAATGCACGATTGTACCCAGGGGGATAACTCAGCAAGTCTGATAAGTTAGCGATACTGGTGAAAGGTTTAGGCGATATAAGATGCAGTTCGACTGTTTGCGATGGTACAGGGTATAAATAAAGTGTCGAGTTAGGGTATGTTGGCTCAACAAATAAGCTATCAGGAATTGTGCTACCGATGCTCTTATTTACTATCCCGTTATACTCAGGTTCGGTGAGCAGTGTAAGCGTATAGTCATTGTTACTGATTCGTAAAAACGAAGAACTTTGCACGATGGTCGGTCGTATTCCTACAAAATTACCTGTAGCCCCAATTGTACGACTTGCTTGCCCAGCTCCCCACGAGAACACCTGCTCTTGGGTCGTAAACACACTTAACGACTCAAGACTCCATGAATCCAACAGCATATTGAACACAGACAACCCGTCAGTCATTGTTTCAGACGATGGTGTTTCACCTTCTGATAATTGACCGATTAGCTTTAACGCCAGTTCAATCTCACCCCGTGCTGTTGGCATATCGTTCTCATTTACTTAGTATTAAGAAAATCAGGGAGTTCTGAAGCAGTTTCTTCGGTTGATTCCGTGGATTTCTTTGTGGATTTCTTAGGTTTCGAGTCAACTTCGGTTTCGACAACTGGCACATCTTCAACAATTGGTGCTGGGTCATAAACAACCCATCCACGCTTTTCATCCTGAGCTACTTCATCTTCCGAAATAGCAACTTTGGTTCCGTGACGAGGGTGTCTTAAGTAAATAACCATTTTTAATCCCTGAGTTGATGGTGAGGTGTGACCCTCACCTTTTGACAATTAAGCTACACGGTAAACTGAATAAGCTGTGGCACTTGTTTTGCGGAAGCGGTAAGTCGCAGATGACGTAATAGCTACTGTTGCTGAACCAACTAACGTGATACCTGTACCTGCTGAAATGGTCAATGCGCCCGATGATGTACCAAGGTTAACAATTGCTAATTCAAATTGTTGGTTGATGTTCATGTTAGTCAAACGGGCATTCAGTAAGGCAGCCGTTGGTAAAGTGTAAGTCGCCGCACTTGTACCAGGCGATGCCACTAACACATTTGATGTAACTTGAGCCGCTGTTAAAGTTGCGGTTGTTGTGGCTGTTGCAGGGTCGCCCATTGGGTAAAGATACACATCACTCGTATTACCATTACCGATTGCTAACCCGTTACCACTGACGTTTAAAGCCATAATAAAACCCTTTCATAAACTGATTCACGGGAGTACACCATTGCGTACTCCTGACTGATTTTATAAGTCATTAACCCCATACACGAGTTGCACCAGCACCACGTAATACTTTGTACCCGTACAATACGTCTAGTCGGCAAGGCATGTTATCAGAGTTAATATCCCACGCTTTAGTAATCCGCATGCTGATACCTTTGTACTGCTTACGTATTGCAATTTCGGCTTTGGTAGGAAGTACCAAGTCAGCGGTCACGAATGTAAAACTATCACGCCAGTAAGACAGGTTCTGAGGATATTGTGTACTTGCGGCACCCACAAATGTAACAGTAGCGTTGTCAGCAGGGAATGCATCGACGGTCGCTAATGCATGGGTTGCTGTGTAAATAGGAGGGGAAATAGCAACACTTGTCCATGCACCAGATGAAGCGGTGTTAGTTGCTGTACATACAAACTGTTGCAGTGAACCTGTGGATTCACGAGTCTGAGGGTTTACAGAGTAAACACCAGCGATTGTGAACACATCACCTTCAGCAATAGTAGCCGAACCTGTACCACCGTCCAAACTAATCGTTGACGTACCTTGTGTACTAATCGCACCGTTGACAAGGATTGTGTCGGATGTACTACGTGACCCTGTAGTATGAACCTTGATACTTTGGGTCATGTTTACTTCGTCGTACCCTAGAATACCGTTGGCTACGTTCCCGTTGTTAAACTGAGAAGAAATCTTGGTATTAGGGTTAAATAAACTTTTCATTCCTTCAACAAGACCAGCGTTGGCGGCAGGGTTAATGCCCAAGAAACGAGGTGAAACAGGTACACCTTGCTCATTTAATTTTTGTTGTGCTTGCAACAACACCAGTGACGTAGCAGGGGTCGTACCAGGTGTTCCTACAGTGTTATAAAAGCTCTTGTACACATTAGCCACATCATAATCAACGGATGCCGCTAATTGGCTAATACGGGGCTTCAATACACGTTCTGCAAAATCATCTAGTGACAATGTCATTTCAGACGTTGTGAAGTTAAGACCGACGTGTTTTTGTGAAGTTAGCGCAATGCTGACATACTGTTCGTCATCGTCTTGCACTTGTAAAGCTGGCCCGTCTGTTACCAAGCAACGGTCTGGTAAACGTGCGCGAACCGATGCGCCAATTTTCGCACCCGTTTGAGCAAAAGCATCGTCGTACTGACGATTACAAGTACGTGTCAAAACAAGTTCATTCTCGAACATTTCGAGCGACTTGTTCATAATCATGTCAATGGTTAAAAGATTGTTAGCCATTTGGTATCCTTTGTATTAGAACGATTGACACCTTACCGACTATGGAGTTTACGCTTACGTTCTCTCTCAGCCGCAATCCATTCTTCTGTGGACATGGATTCGGCTGCCCTTGGATCGGTTGTATCAAAAACTTTACCTGATACTTTACCATTACCTTTAACGGGAGTCAGCGGGGCAGGTGCTTTAGAAACTTTATTAACAAGAGGTTCTGTTGCCAATTTAGCCGCGATTTGACCCAATTCGAGTCCCTGTAACTTCTCAGGGAGTCTGGCAATGCGTAACGCCTCTGAAGGGTTTGTACCGAGGTAATACAACATCTCAGACCCTTTAGGAGCAATCCTGATTAACTCAGCCATGTTATCCGTGATAGCTAATGCTTCATTGCGTGTTATTTGATCGTAATCGGCAAACTTGTCACGCATAGCATCTTCTTGAGCATCAAATGCTTCCATCACCGATGAATACTCTTTAGCGCGTTGAGTCTGTTCAACGATCTCTTTAGCCTTGGTTTCAATAATCTCTTTCAGAGAGTCTTGGTCAAGATTAGGGATAATCTCAGGATCAATCTCAACTTCTACTTTCGACTGAGCCTGACGATTCGCGTATTCACGTTCGATCCTACGTTGTTCACGTGCTAACCGTTTAGCGATTAAATCATCCACTTCTTCTTGGGTGAATGTTTTAATCTCTTTAGGTTCGACGTTTTCGGTAGGTGTCGATGTGTCATGGTTTACAACATCTGATTCAGGGTTTACAACATTGTCAATTTGGGGTTCTACGACTTCATTAACACCATCACTCATTACTCTTCTCCACCTAGTGTAATCGCACCAGTACGAGCCTGATCTTCGGGATCAGTACCGTTAAATTCGGGTTGTTGCTGTTCACTATACTCGTGAACAGGTGACTCATTGAGATTATTACCCAATAAATCCCCATGTTGCAAGGCTGCCGCTAGTGTACCCATGATGATATCTTGAATCTGAGCATGTGTCATACCAGCTTGGGTCGCACTGATACGTTTAGTTTCGGCATCATAGGCTTTAACTTGAGCCTCAAACTCTTTGACTTGCACTTCTTTAGCGTCTAATGAGTTATGAGCATTCTGAAGCATTTGTTGCATTTGTTGTAATTGTGCCGTGAGTTGCTCATTTTGATCCTGAGCCGCTTTAAGGATCGGTGACATCTGACTATCTTCTAACAACTTAGGATCAATAGCACGCTGTAAACGTTCAGCAATTCGATCTGCTTCGGGCATATCGATGCTCTTGACGAATAAATCCCCTGCTATCTTCCAAAGCTCAGGGTTCGTCTGAATCAAGTCTGACATGACAGCTAAAGACTGTTGTCGTTTAGTCTCGTAACCTGGACCCGTTGTCACAATGACGTCGTACTTCCCTACATTAGGGTTAAATATCTGAAGCACGGCGTCAGGTTGGTTAGGATCGACTTGTTCAATGATCCCTTCGACTTGTGACGGATTGATACCTACGTTTTTCGTCTTACCATCGTCACCAATGATTGTTTTGACTTGATACACATCGTAATACTTAGGGATAGCATCGACCAGGCAACGCGTCACACATCGAACCGCCAATGCTAAATTATCGACGTAATGGAATGTACCTGTGTCTGATTCTTTCTGACGCGCCAGAATCGCCTTACCAGACCGTTCATTCGATTGCTGACCTAATGAAGCGTTGTACTGACCTGTCACGGCTTTAATGTCGTCTGCTGCGCCCATTTTGGCTTGAATTAGACCTGTTTGAGCCAGTGGTGGTGCTGCCCGTTGAGGTAAAGGTAAAACCGCCCCATTACCATCCTTAACATCGGGATTCACCTCAAGATAAGCCCAGTTCTTTGTGTTCGCCGTTGCCCACTTAGCCTCGTACCCTTGGAACTGACCACCGTAGCCAATAAACGGTGCTTTCGGTGCCAAAGCCAGCATCTCAGCTTCTTGTGACGACCAATAGTTATAGAGTCTTTGCGGGTCGGTGGCGTTACGAATCAGACCCGATATATGCAACTGACCATCGACTTCATACTCATTACCGATCACACGGAACACGGGAACATAGCGGCCCAACCACTCGGTCTCTTCCAGTATCTCGACACCGTTAGACTTGACCCATTTAACCGTATAATCGCGTACTTTCCGTTCTTTGAGTGGTTTACCGTACATTGCGGTCAAACGCTCGATTGACTCACCTTCTTTAGCTGACGCGGTGATATTTCCAGCAAATAAATAAAGCGTTGTTGTAAAATAATCTTTGTAAAAGTATTCAGCGATTCGGATTGAATTATCGGTGTACCACTCAGTCAGTGATTGATCGTTTGTCCCTGACTCCATGATCTTTGATACAGTTGAAGCATCGGGGTATTTAGCCTCGTACTCCTCGTGTTCCATATCATCTTCGATAATGCACCACTCGGCATCGGAACCAGCAGGGCATTCAATGGTCGGATCCATGAACACTTTGAACGAGTTCCTGATCCTTTTGATCTTGATTTCTTGATTGAACGAGTCAGGATCACAGTATTCAGGAACGACTCGAACGTAACCTTCACCAAATGTTACTTGGTTGTCACATGCTGTTTTATAAGCCACGTCGGCGTCTGAGATGTACTCGATGTGACGAATCATACCCATGAAGAACTCGGCGACTTTAATATCACCTTTATCATCGACAGGGATCACCTTCCCTCTAGGCATATTCTGACGCTGGTCGTTAGTGACTTGGTTGACGTGTTGAGGGAGTCGGTTGATCGTCAGACAAGGTCTATCTGCTGTACTAAGCTGACCATTGACGGAAGGTGTACTTCGTGAAGCCAATGCTCCTTCATCCCACTGCCATTTATTGTCAGGTGAACCTGCTAGAAACTTCAAATCTTTCAGTTCAGATTGTCTAGACTGATCATAGGCATCCTGAGCCGCTTGTAACCGAGTCTTGAGTAATTGGACAACCTTTTCAGACGATTTAGTTTTGTCTTGTTCCATCATGCACCCATCCATGAGTTAGGGAGTTCATAGTTAGCTTGTTTGGTGTACTTCTTGAGTTCTTGCTCGGTAGTGTACGACGATTTGATCGGGAAAGCATGACAGAGTGCCATTGCGTCACCGTAGTCAGGAGACGGTTGCTTCCTTGCTCGAATATCTTCCTTACTTTCTAACGCCGTGGCACCGTTAGACTTGAATTTCTTACGAGGTGTGGTCAGATGGAGTCGAACCAGTTTATCGTCGCTGTCCAGTGGGGTTTTGACGGGTATAGACGCGGTTTTAAGCCACTTCTTGAGCCTACCCCACATCTCGGCTCGAAAGTTCGCGTAACGGCGTTTATCACCTGAAGACCAACCAAAGTTCACCGATCTTACATTCTTGTACCCTTGCTCCTTTAACCGATCGTACACCCCAGCCCCAAGTCCTCCCTCATCGATGTTCACCAGCTCGGGTTTCCATCGCTCCATTGCATTGACCACCTCACCTGTTAGCTCCATTAAGTCGTCGGTCTTCAACTTCTTACGGAATTTAAGATCACGACCTTGGATGACTACGATCGTGGCAAAGTCGCCCCCTCGCGCAGGATCCACCCCCATGATAACGGGCGCATAGGGGTCATTATACGAGGGCCGTTTGAACGCTTCTTCGACCTCACTCATACCAATGAACGACTCGTTATCAGACTTAGGAAACTGACCATAAACCTCGACGCGTGCTTCATCGCTGTCTTCGCCGTATTCTTCGATGATCGAGTCATACAACGACTTATCACTATCCTCGACTGAGCGAGCGTCGATATTATCGACATCCCAAAACTGACTTTTAGAATGGAAACACTCGTAGAAGTACCCACTGTTCCGACGACCATTGGAAAAAGCCAACCAGAACCGATTAGCTGTGTTTTCGGTGAAGTACCCTTGGGCCACACTCCAGATACCATCAGGGATACCTGCGGCTTCATCGAACACGATCATCATACCGTGTTCGTTGTGCGGACCTGCAAACGAGTCAGGTTTTTCTTCACTCCATGTTTTCCCGTCGATGATCCAATAGACCGTACCGATGTGCAACTGTTCTTCGACTTTTTGCTTAAGCCACTTGCACGGTATCACCGATGTTGCCGTTGGCTCGAACCAATGACCGTTGATCGCCATCGCCATCCACTTCGATATCTCGCCAAACGTGACTCGTTTAAGCTGCTCCTCGGTGTTCGCCGAAATGATAACCGTCGAGCCGATTCTGGTGCTGATCATCCAATGGCTGAGCCAAGCGATCAGGCAAGACTTCCCGATACCACGTCCGCTGACCCGAGCCATGCGAATGATTTCATACACGACCTCGGAGATGAACGAAGGTACGGATGCCTTGTCTTTGTTACGCTTGACAGCGTCCGCGATCCGTAGCAACAGCGCCTTCTGCCATCGTCGGGGTCCACTTCTCCCTGCCAGCGGTGTTCCCTTGCGACCCCATGGGTAAGCATACATGACAAAATTGTAAGGGTTGTCGGCTATATCGGCCGACCACAGGTCAGCCATTAACTGTTCTTCTTCTTTTTTACTCAACATCGATCACTCTCCCTAGTACTCGCGCTCGTGCTTCTTCGAGTGCATCGTTAATGCTCACACTGGTATTGACATCGACCGTTTGCTTCGCACCGTAACGGCGGTTGTTATAGACCCCTGTGAGCCATTTACGCGCCTCGATCCGCAGCTTCGAGCGTGCCGTATCGTCCATGATGGGATTCCCAGACGCATCGACACCATCTGCTATGTTCAACACCTCGGCTGCCATGATCTCAGCCCCGATCATCTGAGCCATCATGTACCGTTCCTGACGTGTCGTATCGTCATTAATCCACTTGATCAACGCCCCTTTCTTGATCCGCAGTCCTCGCCTCGCTAGTATGGACTCGATACTCATCCCTTCGTATAAATCCTCCAACACATCCTCGAAGACTTCTTCTAACCAAGGCTCGATCTCACGGATGACAGCGGTTCGCCGTGTTGTGGTAATACCCCCTTTACCAATGACAGTCAGACCCTTGGCAACCAGTGTTCCATTGACCGCCCATGCGTACCCATTGACGAGTCCACTGTCGATGTACTCCTTGACTGTGATGGCCCCGCACGGCTCGTTGAGACGTACGAAGCAGGGGTGTCCGTTAGGTAACACCATGACCCTGTAACACCATGCTTCAGGACTCTCCTTGGCCACGGCCCATGTATTCTCCCCACACCCTGTGACTCGCCGTGTCGCCTGCATGACATTGTAGTGCGGGGTGCTAGGGTCGATCTCACTCCACAACCTAACTTGCGACTCGTTGGGTTCACGCATCACGGCATCCTCGCGTTGGTTGAACCAGTCACGCTCTGGATGAAACCCCTTCGTCATAATGTCGTAAAAGCTCCTGACGTAGCCCATGCCTGATGTCGCCGAGTCAATACCTTCTCGCCTATCCATTAAGGTTCGCCTCCACACGGCTTCCTTGGTCTCCTTGTCCCACTGTGCCAGAAACTCACCAGCGTAGAGTACGGGCATGTGGGGACAGGTGTCGAGGGTACGCGCGTCAACAGCATAGATGGCATTCGAGCGATAAAAGTGCCAAAGACTCGCAAACTGCTCCAATTCTTTACAGATGAACCACCGTTCGTTGGGATGAGGGGATGTCGCGTGAATGGACGGATCGAAGGGTGTGACCACGAATGACGGGTTCAAGACTCGTGAAAACCGTGGGTCTGTGTAGTTATGGAAGGGTTCACCTGACTTTGTAACCCACTGGTTTGATAGAGTTAAGGTGGGGGAAGAAGTGTGAGTCGATTCCATACCACTTCCACCCCCTCGCAAAGCTCGCTCAAGTAACTGATCCAATGACAACGGGATCAACTCACCAGTGGCGGTGATCGTGTTGTTCGATAGATCGGGGAGACTTACGGAAGTCAGGGTCGATTGGGTCGGAGTCGATAGAGTAGGGGGTGATGAACCAGTTAACCAGTTTGGTAACGAGGGTAGAGTTGACGAATTTGAATTTGTTTCCATGATCGAATTGTTCCAATGTTATAAATCGAATTAGTCCAATTATATAACCAGATATCGACTGAGCAAGGAGTTTCATTGAGTGGATTGGTAACGACTCACTTATTCCATAGATCGCGTAATCGAGGAGGGTGCGACTTAAAAGCGGAGTTTAGCGATATAGGGATTCCGATATCGGAACTAATTCAATGAGTTAAAGGGAGCAATATGACAAGTCGAGACCGCGACCACACTGCCCTACGAGTCCACTTAGTCCGAAAATTCAGAGTCATTACTTTACCCAATGCCCACTTACTCTGAAAATTTAAAAATTTTGATTCGTTGGATTCGGCAGGTGCTGAACCAGTCCACCCGAGTCAAAGACCTTGGTACCCCCCTACCCTTGAAACAGTGAATCCATGAGTCGTAGAATCAGGGAATTACTGAATGAATAGTATAAAAATAATTGATTTAGTACTTGCTAATTAAGATTACATAGAGTACACTTAAAGCATCAAGCATCGAATACAAAGTGCTTGCGAGTAGTGTAAGTAATATATACAGAGAGAGAGAGAGGGATCATATGAACAGCGAACAGATACTAGAACGCGACGATAACGCTAAAGTTTTACTTGACTTTTTCAAAAATGTCGCGAGCGGGGAATACGGTGACGGGCGTTGCTATCGACTTTACTATGATATCAACGGCAACTCGATCTTTGATCACGTAGAAGCATCGAGTAACAGCTGGCTAAACTGGGACGGACTCCATGAGCTGCATCGAGAAGAAGGGTACTGGAACGGGCGCGAAGAGGATCGATACGATGATGAGGTACATTATATTGATGATTTCGGTTGGCAAGACTGGTACTACATGATCGAGTCACAGCTTGAGTCGATTTTGCAAAGTATAGAGCAACATGATCACGATTAAGCTCGATTTAGTCCCTATATCGCTAGCCCTCCATTCCGATCTGACTCCAATCTCGCGCACTTAACTCAGTTTAATCCAGTGTACCGACAATCCTCAATCCAATGTACCACTGATCAACTGATCATAAATTTAACGATTTTACGAGCCGAAGTTAGTGGACAAAGAAAAACTTACAAAAAACACACATTAAGTAGTCTTAAAGCTAAACGCACTCACAGACTACTTAATGATCTGTTAAGTGTCGTTTGGGTAAGTAGTTGTTTTTATTCGTTTAGGGTAAACCCGTATAATAAATGCATTTCGGGGGGTCGCATATACCTTTTGGAAGACCCACATGAATAGAACCAAATAATTAATCGATTCAGTAGCCAATGTAAACTTTAAACTCCAAAACACTTACGACTCTTATCGATTAAGCTCACTCAGATACACTGGATAATCTCATCGATTAAGCTTACCCGTGGATTAGTATAATCATTATCATTGTGGTACATTGACCCCGTTAACTCGTTGATTCTATTAACTCGCATATTAAAGTGGGTATATACCCATATCGATTCTCAATTTACGATAACCTTAAATCATTGTTTTTATTACTATTACAATAACTCAGTGTATCTTTATGTAAGTTTTTCTTTGTCACTTACGATTTAAGTATAAAATAAGTCACTAAATCGCTTGACAGATTACAGTACTTACGATATACTTAAATCAAGTGAGCAAAAGGAGTAATGAGCGATGAGCAAACTAATCTTTTGGGCAATGTGGATTAATAAAGGGGTGATGAGATGGCACATATAACATTGGAACAGAATAACCACACGTTACATGTGGTATCCGACCCGAGTCTTTACAGTGAAACTGGATGGGATACGAGTATTTACGCTGTGACATCTGAGGGTGGGACGTTATACATGCCCCAAGGTGTCAAACACGAGTCACGGGGCGCGTATATGGCTAGGCGGGGTGAGTCATTACTTGGACTATTCAGCATCGGACAGGTGCTTAAGTGTGTGGCGTTGTCAAGGCGTTGAACAATCTTAGTCGATTCAGCGAGTCGGCTAGTGTGGTTTAACAAAGGAGGCAACCTTATGAAGTGGATAACTAATCGACTGGCGAACAGGTTCAATCGTCGGTATCGGATCAATTGGGATCAATGTCGTTTGCTGGCTGAGATAGCGTTGGCGCGAATTGGGAAGGTGGGGATATGAGTATGGTGAAGAAAGCGTCACTAGGGGCGTTTAGAATGCTGTTAAATGGGGATCAGTCGAATAAGACGCGTAACGTAGTCATCGACTCATTAATTAAAGTCCACAATCATAAGTCTGAGACTATAGAGCAGCGTTTTAAATGGTTAAACGCCCACACGGACGCATTGGATAAGCGGTTTAATGGAATGGGGTTGGTACGGGTCGAAGATGGATATGGAGTCGGCTTGAACGGGACAAGTGCTGCTCGAATCAGGCTGGATCGCGTGGAGGATGGGTTTTACAAAGTCGATGGGAAGAAGATCGAACGAGTCAGCGAACTGGACGCTTATCATTTTCCTGAATTTAAACGAGTCATTCCCACAGGGACGTTCGAGGAAGTGGTACTCGACTTTGACAGTTTAGAAACTCACATACTCAAGAACAATATGGTGGTGTCACGAGTCGGGAAGTTATGGGTGCAACGAAGCCTGTTATCTAACTGCCTATTTGATGGAATATGTAAGTTATATAAGTTTGAGGTGTTCGACCGTCAGCTTGTTATCGAGTCGGACTATAACAAAGATGCAGTGGTGGTTTTAATGGGTGTGGAGAAAGGGCGACTCGATGAACTTTAAACAATACGTTTACTTTCGATGTAGTTCGTGGGTAGCGGTGAAAACGGCTCTATTCGAGTTATTTTTAAAGCGTAACGGGTTAGGGAATGGTGAGCATCCAGTCAAGTGGTTCGAGGCTCAGGGACAGGCGTTTTTGGCTGAAAACGGGATGGAACCGACAAGTCAACGGTACTTCATTGGTGACGGGTTCCCGCCATGCCCCGAACACGGTGAACCTGTGTTACCCGATGAGAATGATAACTGTTCGCTGTGTGGGAAGCATTCAGCATCGAGACTTAACGATAAAGGAGAATGGGATGTTTAAATTAGCCGTTTTTACAAAAATCAACATTACGAACGATGGTGATGTGAACGTTATCGCGCGTTCATCGAGAGGTGAAATCGTTAAACAGTGCTGGCAAGATGAACTAAGTAGTTTAGAAAATCATCGCGACACGGCGATCAAGGTTGTAACAAATCTCAATAAATGTTACGAAGATCGAGAAATCGACTTTTGCGACCTTCCGTATGATGAAGGTTATGTTTTCATGTTCAATATCAAGGAACCTTCGCCCAGTAAAGGAGAGCAGGATGTGGTTCACGTATCGGCCCAATGACGAAAACAACGAATGGATCTGCGCAGGGCATCGGCACGTCATTGAAGAACACAATGGATCACAAGATACCCTACTCGACCATTTCAGAAACGAAGTGGCGTATCAAATCCATAGATGTGGTATCAATAAATCCCTCGTGTGTACAGGTATCGAACCCTACGACTTCGAAGATGGATGGATCAAGACGAATGACCCCGAGAAGTATCGAATCGGTGAAGACTACATCGTCGATGGATTACAGTGTGAAGTTAAACCATGCGGGACACGTTACAGCCTGACCCCCATAGAGGTCGTTTACTGCCCTGTGTTGGAGGTGATCGATGGTCCGACGTCATAATCCTTGGCTCGATCCTACCGTGGAGCTACCAGCGACCCTGCGACACCTACCGTTGCGTCAGGTCAAGATGCTCGGTGAAGAATGGGTTATCTGCCAGCACGTGAACCGCATCGACAATACTGAACGGGATACGTTCGGCTGGATGGTGCGAGTCGGGGAGCATTGCCGATTCTTCAACGACTTCGAGGGACCACCGCAAGCCAGCTTAATCAAAGCTTATAACTTTTTAAATGGAGTCATAAATGAGTAAGGAACAACTAAACAAGTGGAGTCACGTGGACGACTTCGCCCTGAGCGAGCTACTCGGGGTCACGTGGATCACAGTGCAACGGTACAAGAACGGTACGCGACCGATCCCACTGACTACCAATAAAACGATCGGTCTGATGGCGGTGATCGAGTCGAACAACCCTGACTTGTTCGCCATGCTGGTCAGTCAGGCGGTCGTCGAATCTAGACGCATGGCGCAGGACCACCGCATAAAGGTCGCCGACCAAAACCGTCAGTATTACCTGACCAAGCGAGCCAAGACATCCGAAGGGTCGCCAGTACAGGCGATGACGGACGTACCAAACTGGTTGAAGTGAAGGTCGTCTATCAGGTCGTAGGGGTTCTGTTTATTCTAATGGTGCTGGTTATCATCAAGTTATAACCTGCACCAGCGAATCAGGAACCAAACCGATCAGTTAACGCAGTAAGTCGCTTCTCGTTAAGTGTCCGAGTCGCGAAGCAACGAGAAGCAAGCGTCCCGACGCATGGGTTTATCTGGTAAGAAAGTCGATCCCGTGCGTTCACCTTAGGCAACGGAGCAAGGAACCCACGGCGTTGGAACGTAATAAGCGCCGACTCGATCCACCACTGGAGTCGGGCCTGTTTACCCTCTAGCAGTTTCATCAAGTTGTCATCGGTCTTGATCCATAACTCCACGTCGCTGGTGGTGAGCGTGTCCTTGCCCGACGAGGCGACATGGAGTACGTGATCCATGACCGATGCCTCGACAGCCGTAAGCTCGTGGTTCGAGCAGTACATAACCTGGAACGAGGGGATCACAAAGTCGAGAATAAAGCGGATGGCTTGACGCAGGGTCGCAAGGCTCACTGTAGTGTGATAGCCGAGATGAGTAAACAAATGGAACACATAAGCCAAACGACCTGCGTACCCGACCATCTTACCCAAAGCTTCGACGAACAGGGGACTTGTATCTCGATCAATGGATAACAGGCGAACCCGCTCATCCATCGACTCACGGAACGACTCGAACAGGTCACGGGCAGCATCGGATAACTCGTACTTGACTGGCGACTTAGCGTGTCTAATACTCGTGAACCGCTCACCCAGTGACTTCAGCGTAGCCGACACCGCACCCCGTGGAATCGTCTTATCCTCTGGGTGGTGAGTAGCGAGGAAGGGAATAAATCGATGAATGAACCCGTCACCTAAGGCGTGTAAATGAGGCATGAGTTGACGAGGTTGCACGTTCACGAGTTGCGCGACATTAAGGTTATCGGCGTGAGCGAACCCCTGCCCGACTCGATCCTGCGTGTAAGACCCGCCGTCGAACGAGGCGATCCAGACTGATCGCGACTCGTAACCCTGCACCGAGGCTAGACCAGCCAACCAGTCTGCCCCATCGTCTTTGTAGTGGAGCATGCCCTTTGGTGAGGCGATAGCGGTGCGTACAAGGGTGGCACTGGTCGAGTCTCTTAGTACCAAGGTGGGGCGACCTTTCGGGGCCTCTGGCTCTTTGAAAGGCATCTTACGGATCGGATCACTGCTATCGAGTAAAGTATCACTTCGACGCTTCATGTAAGCATCGACAGCTTTATCATGGAACCGCTTCTCAATGTCGTACTCGCGCTTCTTCTCCTCATAAGCCTTAACCTCGGGAACCTGTATAAGCTCGTCAATCAACTTAACAATCGGAGTTGTGACAGGTGACTTCTTAACCGATGGATCACCGATCACCATCGACCACACTGTAGGTGGTACGACGAACCCGTCTCGCAGCTCTAACCCTACCCGCGAGTCGGCCACACCACTGACACATGAAAGGATCGCGGCTACCGCCACCGCAGGATCAGAACCTTGCTGTCCTGCGATCACATGAGCCGCTGACCATAAATCATCAGGCAGCATGGTCGGACTCAACGAGGGTGGTTTAGGCTTGCCCACCGAGACAATGTCCTTCACAGTCAACGACTCAAAGACTTGACGAGTGGGCTGGTCTTTCGTTAAAGTAGTCGGGCAACCCTGAGATGCAGACAACCAACTCGGTACATCGGGAAGGTCTGTCAATCGGTTGGGTAACTGGGTGTCACGAGTGCTTTGGTTACCTGTTAAGAAAGCGGGTAGGTGGATAGTTGATTCTGGGTTTTGCCTCCTTTCGTCTGACGACTCACTTATTCCGCTATCTTTTCTGAATAAAGGCATCGAAGCCCAAGACGGTAACAATGGTTCGAATAAATCAGATACGTCATACTCGACTTGTACATTATCTGGAGCATACCCAGTCAACCAAGCTGGTAAGGCTTGAGGTTTAACGAATAACCAAGTCGGTAGCGTGGAGTCGAATAAGTCAGATATGTCAAAGTCAATCTGTACATAGGGTAACGACTCGAATAAGTAAGATGCATCGTCCACCTGTACATTGTCTGGAGCATGCCCAGTCAACCAAGCTGGTAAGACAGGACTCATTAATTCTTCGACTGGTTTAAATAAATGACTCACGTCTCGACGACTCGGTACGTAACCTTGTAAGGTGGCGTAGTGGAACAGTGTATTAATCGTTACAGCATCGTCACGAGTCGTCTTAAAGCTCCTCCACTGGGGCAGAAGACCCTTGTAACCATCGTACTTCCCCATCTTCGAACCAGACGACCATTTATCCCACACATCCAACGCATACTCGCATTCGCCCGTTCCCGATGCCTGATGATGTAATGCCATGCCTACGTGGAGCCATTCCTCCCTGCAACAGTCTGGGTTCAAATGACTCAAAGCATCCTCGATGTCGTCCCACGTAGCGTCAGAAGGTTTGACAGGTTCAGTACGCTCGACAACCTTCAGTAAACTCGACCAGTAACCTAGCAAGGAGGCAGGGATCATCGGAGGCTTAGCAGGGTTCCCCTTCCCTCCCCACTGATAACGGCCCATTGTCTCAGGGTGAGTTGATGGTGGCAGCACGTCTTGAACCGTTAAACCCTCTGACGTAGCGCATCGGAAGTCGATGATGTCGTGAGTCGATGAACCATCTTTGTAACGTACCTTTTTGGAATGGAGAGGGAACGGAGTACGGTAAAGTAATTTGGCTTTGTTCGGCTTACCACTGATAATCTGCACCGCGTCATCGGCATTCAAAAGCGCGTGCAGGTCGATACCCACCTTGCTCAGAATATCCGTCGCCTGTACCACGTCATCAATATCCAGTGCCATCGTTCCCGAATAGGCGTGGCAGATTCCATAATTTTTAAAAGGGTGTTGTTGGTAATCTTTGGTCAAGTGACCTTTATAATCTTTTTTGTTCCACCCAATGAATTCATCACCCTTTGGCGACTTCTCAGCGAATCCGAACTCTATTACCTTGAAACCTGAGAGAATTAAATCGTTGATTGTTGTAGTTCTGGATTGACTCATTTATTTTACACTCCCAGTTGACGACCCGTTAACATTGCATTACACTGATGTCAATGTTAGCTTATTGAAAAGGAGGAAGTCAATATGAGCGGTTATGCAAGCGTGAATTGGGCGCATGCCAGATTAAAATTTGACCCGATCACAAGAAAACCATTAAACATACCAGATACGGAGACTGTACCGTTACTCTCATGGTACACGAGAGCCGAAGGTGAGAAGTTAAGGTTAAAGTTAGCCGAAATCTCACCGATAATATCTGTCCCATGTTTTATCGCACTGTGTGCGAACCTTCTGATTGAAGGATCAATAACCCTAGAACCGAAAGGAAGCGACTATGTCATTAGAACAACAGATTCAAAGTCTAAGTGAAGCCATCCGTGGTCTATCAGTCGTGTTACTGAAAGCCACCGAGTCCGCTCAATCAGTCGGTGTCGTGAGTCATGCAGCATTAACTCAAGAAATAAGTGTTCCTGTAATCAAGGAAGTGATTCCTGAACCTGTGATTCAAGAAGTCGTTGAGCCTAAACAGGAAGAAGTCGTCGAAGCTGGTGCTATCGAGGCAGTGGCGGAGTTACCCTTCAGTGACAAAGACTCATTGGTGCAATGGACGATTAGCCAATACCAGTCGATGAGTAAGGAAGCCCAAACACGGTTCCCTGACTTATTGACTCACTTTGGTATCAGTGAGTTGAGTCAGTTACAACCTGCCGCGTACCAGTCGTTTTATCAGTCGGTCGAATTATTGAAAACTAAGTAAGGAATAAACTAAATGATTAATCTAGATGAATTAACACTCGGTCAGATTAAACAGATCCAGTCTCTAGTACCTGCGACTGCACCATCGAAATCAAACCCTACTCAGTATGACCCTTTTGTAGGTAAACCAGTTCTGGTTCGCCACAACCTTAACGGGGTGAATTGTGGAGTTCTGGTAGCACCGATGAAAGAAGGTTTTTACCTGAACAGTGGTCGTAAATTCTGGCGTTGGCAGGCTGATAAAGGTGTGTCATTGGAATCCTTTGCAAAGACACCACGTTCAGAGGGTACTCGTGCTAGTCACGTTCAACAGTCCATCTTCATTCCAAGCGAGGGGTTGTGTGGGATCATTTTGTTATCGGATGCTGAGTTCACAAAGATGTTAGAGATTGAAATATCCAGGCAAGACTGAGGTATCGAAAATGAAGCTAGAAATCGGAAACTACAAGTTTGACGAAGACCGAATTGGCGATGGCTCTGGCTCTGGCGATGGCTTTGGTTATGGCGATGGTTATGGTTATGGATCTGGCTCTGGCGATGGTTATGGATCTGGCTATGGCTCTGGCGATGGCTATGGCTATGGCTCTGGCTCTGGCTATGGCTCTGGAGTATAAAACATGGTCACTCAACCTACTCATAAACGATTAGCAGCATCGAGCAGACACCGATGGAAAGTGTGTCCTGCCTCGGTGACTGAGGAAGCCAAGTACCCGAACAAAAGCTCGGAGAGTTCTAAGGACGGTACACACAGCCACACGTTATTAAGTGCCTGTGTCAGTACACCGTTCCTTGGTATCCTTGAACCTGAGTTCTTCATGGGTCAGACGATGACTGACCACGATGACTCGTTCGTCGTTGATCCTGAACGATGCAAACGAGTCAAGGTCGCTATTGGTTACATTAAAAAACGAGTTCACGAGTTAGGAGGAACACAGAAAGTAAAAGTCACGGCCGACATCAGTACGGACTTGGATCACTTCGGGATTGCCGATTGTGGTGGTACGTTCGACGTGTGTTTGGAGTCAGATAGTCTCATTGAGGTTATCGACTACAAAGACGGACGAACACCTGTCGCAGCGAGCAATGATGACGGTTCACCCAATGAGCAGTTGGAGCAATACCTGTTCGGGAAGATGGCATCGCTGAAACGTGGAATGAAGGCTCAAGAATACCCGTGGAAACGGGCTATTTTGACCATTATTCAGCCCCGAATGATCGAACCGATATCTTCACATCAACTCACCATTGAAGAAGCCTTAAATCGACTCTGTAACATCATGGACGAGGTGGCTCGGGTTAACACCGACGAACCTGAGTACGTACCCACAGAGTCAGGGTGTCAGTGGTGCCGAGCGAAGGGTAACTGTAGCGCATTTGCTTCAATGGCTGCTAGTAAGTTAGGTCAGGTTGTCGATGTGTCAGGGTTGTTCAAACCTATCAATGACACACAGGACACCGCGACAGGGTTAGCTTCACAGCTTGCTAACACCGATCCTACCAAGCTCACTGACCAACAACTCGTTAAGTTGTACGAGTCGGAGTCACTTGTCACGTCATTCTTCAAATCAACGAAGGAGGAGTTACAACGTCGCTTGGAAGCTGGACAACGTATCGACGGGGTGAAACTGGTCAATGGTCGCGGTAGTCGCACATGGGCTGTTCCAGAGGATGAAATGGCATCAAAACTCAAGCGAATGGGTGTACCAAAGGATGTCATTTACCCAACCAGTTTCATCACGATTCCACAGCTTGAGAAAGCAACATGGGATAAGAAAGATGGAACCAAAGGCAGTTTAACCGCGAAGCAATTGGAGTTGATCGACGCGCAGTACACGAGTCGCGTTGTCGGTAAACCTGTATTAACGTTTGAGTCGGATGAACGGAAGGAGGTCATCACCGACGTGAGTCATTTGTTCAAAGCTGTAGAACCACAGCAAACCGTAGTAACTTTACCAGATTGGCTTAAATAAACTAAACCCGTAATAAAAGGAAATCCTAAAATGAGTAACGAAATCATCTTCATCCAAAACGCCCGTATCTCTTTCCCTAACCTCATCGAGCCTCAAGTCCGTGAGAAGGAAGACGGTAGCAAGATCATCACTTATAACTGCGACCTTATCCTTCCACCAGATCACGCTGGTTACAAGGCATTCATGCTCCGATTCCAATCTATTGCTAACGAGATGTGGAAAGACCGCGCTCAAGGTGCCATGCAGCAGATACACGCAGATCGTAAGTCTCGATGCTATGGACTCGGTGAGGAGCGCAAGAACAGTAAGACCTTCGAGGTGTACAGTGGTTATGCAGGGAACGTTTACATCAGTGCATCACGCAGCTTCGACCCCGTCAAGAACACAGGTCGCCCACAGATTATCAAAGAGAACGGACAAGCCGTCGATGCAGGTGACTTGGTTCAATACGCCCATTACACCCGTCAGATTTACGCAGGGTGTTACGTCAACGCTGCCATTAAACCTTGGGCGCAGAAGAACGTGCATGGTAACGGTATCCGATGTGAATTAGTCGCTATCCAGTTTGCCAAGGACGGCGAACCATTCGGTGAAGCGGAGGTCGATGTATCGGGTATGTTCGGTGCGGTAGCAGGTGGGCAACCTGCCAGTGGTGTGACGTTTAACCCAATCGACCCTAGCCTCACGTCACCAGCACCAGCGATGCCAGGATTACCTTCGTTCTTAGGAGGGAACTAGACCATGCGCATTGAGATCAGCAAGGAGAACATGAGTATCGTATTCGATGCCCTGATGAACCTCCCTTATCGTTACGTGGGGGAGCTAATCCGTGACTTGGAGGATCAGGTCAAGCGTCAGTCAACGGGTACGCCTGTGTCGTCGATTGAAGAACAACCCCGAGAGAAAGTAGTCCTGTAAATGACCTACGACGTAGTGTACGACATCGAGTGTTACCCTAACTTCTTCTGCCTGACGCTGGTCTTCGCTGACTTCCCGTTCGCTAAGTTAGAGTTCGAGATTAGCGACTGGCAGCATGACCAAGTAAGGATGATGTCGTTCCTACGTTTCTTAATCGAGAAGAAAGCTCGGATGATTGGGTTCAATAACGTGGGCTACGATTACCCCGTGTTACACCATATCATCCGAACCCCTCACATCAAACCGATTCAGATTTATAACAAGAACGCCCAGTTATTTGCGACACCCTTCGGTAAAGGCTGGTTAAACCATGTTAAACCTTCTGAATGCTACCTGAAACAAATCGACTTATACCTGATAAATCACTTTGACAATGAATCCAAGCGAACTCGTTTGAAAGATATCGAATTTAACATGTGGTCTAACACTATCGAGGATTTACCACTGCCTGTTGGTAAACCTATCGAAGACCACCAACGCCCGATCCTTTTGTCTTACTGCCACCACGACACGGCTGAAACGCTGAATTTCTACAACGAGTGTCGGAGTAAAGTGACTTTCAGAGATACTCTTACCGCACGTTACGGGAAAGACTTTACCAACTTCAACGATACCAAGATTGGTAAAGAGTACGTGGTCATGCGACTCACCGAAGCAGGTGTTCCGTGTTACGAATACACATCGAACGGTAGGCAACCGAAGCAGACGGTGCGCGGCGCTATCAACTTGAACGATGCTATTCTACCGTTCTCCTTCACTAATCCGAAGTTCGAGCAGGTGAAGGAATGGTTACGTCAACAGACGATTACTGAAACACGAGGGGTGTTCAAGAAGTTCATCGAGAATGTTAAGTTCTTCCAATACGGTATCGAGTTTACCTTCGGTGTAGGTGGACTGCACGCCTCGATCAAGAACAAGATCATCGAGTCAGACGAGCAGTTTGTCATATTGGATATCGACGTTAAGTCTTACTATCCGAATACCGCCATTAAGAACCGATTCTACCCAGAACACCTAGGTGAACGCTTCTGTGACATCGTGGACGACCTATACCACCAGCGTACCAGCGTTCAGGAGAAGATGAAGACCTGCGACCCCAGCGAGCTACACGATTTAGAGTCATTGTCAGGGATGCTCAAATTGGCGTTGAACGGGGTATATGGTGACTCTAATAACAAATTCTCGGTCTATTACGACCCACTTTACACGATGAAAACGACCCTCAATGGTCAACTGTTCATGTGTAAGCTCATCGAGTCAGTTTGTACATTAGAAGACTCGCAACTGCTACAAGTGAACACGGACGGTATTACAGTTAGGATCAAACGAGTCGATGAGTCACAGTTCGACGCACTCTGTCACCAATGGGAACAGCTCACCAAATTGACGCTCGAAAAGACAGAGTATAAGAAGATGTTCATCCGTGACGTGAACAACTACATCGCCGTTAAACCGAACGACAAGGTGAAGCGTAAAGGGGCTTATGCATGGGAGAAAGACTGGCATCAAGACCATTCCTGTCTGATAGCCCCGAAAGTGGCTTCCGAGGTGCTTCTCGAAGGGTGTGATATAAAGTCAACGGTCGAGAACTGGGCGAATATCGACGATTTTCTCATCAAGTCAAAAGTCAAACGATCCGACAAACAATACTTGGTCGCCGAAGCCTTGGGTATTCGACAAGAAATCCAAGGTGTCAGTCGGTTCACCGTGGCCCATAGCCCGTTCAGCATTGTAAAAGAGTTGCCTCCACTCAAAGGTAAGACCGAGCTTAGACAAACTAACCTAGTGAGTGGTTGGAACGTATGTCTCTGTAACGATATCAAGGATGTGTCGCATTACCCGATCAATTACCAATACTACATCGAGGAGGTTGAAAAGCTATGTCTGATACTAGGTTAAAGGAGGTTTTAACATGTCGAACGATTTAGTCAAAGATTATCAACCTGCCCCGATCCACAATGAATTGCCCCCTGTATGGGATTTGGTTGTTAAAGATATGAGTGATCGTGACAAAGAAGGAACTCGTAAATATGGCACACCTTTGCAACCGTTTAACGGTCGGGACAGTTTAGTCGATGCTTATCAAGAAGCACTGGATTTAGTGGTTTATTTGAGAACGGTTATTTACGAACGTGATGGTCGTTAACATGACAGTGTTCAAACTACCGAAGTCTAAACCCTCTGAGTCAAGTATCGAAAGTAAAGGGCGAAAGTACGCACAATCCAAGGGCCACTTCTCATACAAGTTTGTCTCCCCTTCCCACCGCTCTGTACCAGATCGACTTAACTTAGCCCCCGTACCCGAATGGCTGAGACCTGTCATCGCCAAGTACGTGTGTTTTATCGAGTACAAGAAAGGTGGCAAGGAACCCACTGACGAGCAGGCTCGTGAGCATGAACGACTCCGTGATCTTGGCTACCGAGTAGAGGTCATCGACAACGTGGAAGACTCGAAGAAAGTGACTGACTCAATGGGTGAGACATGCTGACTCCAGAGAACCTACACGGCTACCAGAAACGCGCTGTGAAGCATCAGTGTTCGACCCCATACTCGATGTTGTGGGTCGATATGGGACTGGGGAAAACGGCGATTACACTCACTTCGATCACTCATCTCATCGGGTCAGGCTTCGTTAACGCCGTCTTGGTCGTTGCCCCGTTGCGTGTTGTCTCACTGGTATGGCGACAGGAAGCGAAGAAGTGGACTCACACCAAAGACCTTACATTCAGCGTCATCACGGGAACAGTGGATCAAAGGAGTCGGGCGTTATTACGCAAGGCAGACGTATATCTTATCAACTACGAGAACTTAGGATGGTTAGCGAAGGTATTGCAGGTTTACTTTCTGAAACCCTGTAAACCGTTACCTTTTGAAGGGATCGTCTGGGACGAAGTGACTAAGTGTAAGAACAGCACCACGAACCGAGTTAAAGCGATTCGTAAGGTTCTACCCCACATGAAATGGCTGACAGGGTTAACAGGTAGCCCAGCACCCAATGGATTAAAAGATTTACATGGTCAGTATTTAGTAGTCGATAAAGGGGTACGACTTGGTGAATATAAGACCCACTTCAAAGAACGGTTCTTCAAGAAAGCAGGCCCTTATGATGAAGTACCCCATGCTGATTCCGAGTCGGTCATCAAGCAACTGGTTTCAGATATTACGCTTGAGATGAGTGCCGAAGAATACAACCCATTACCAGCGATCATTGTTAACGATGTCAGACTCGATTTACCCAGTCAGTTACGCGACCGCTACGAAGAGATGGAGCGCGATTTCTTCCTTCAACTCGATTCAGGAAATGAGGTTGAACTGTTCAACCAAGCGTCACTTATGAACAAAGCTCTCCAATTCGCCAATGGATCGGTTTACCTTTGCCCAGGTGTTCCCTTGTACGAAGAACTCCATGACCTGAAACTGGAAGCACTTGATGACGTAATCGACTCTGCCCAAGGGAACCCTGTTCTATGCTCGTACAGTTTCAAGGCTGATGCCGAACGGATTATGAAACGGTTTAAATCGATAGACCCGATTAACTTAACCGCGTGCAAAAATGATCGTGAGTTGGAAAATGCCATGACAAGGTGGAAGAAAGGCGACTGTGGTCTGATGGTCGGTCATCCTGCCAGCATGGGCTTTGGAATCGACGGATTACAGGATTCTGGTCATATTCTTACATGGTTCGGGGTTACATGGTCACTCGACTTGTATGACCAGTTTAACGCCCGTCTGCGTCGTCAGGGTCAAGGAAGACCTGTGATATGTAATCGGATCATTATGAATAACACGCTCGACGATGCGCAGGTCGAAGCGTTGTCACTCAAAGCGAGTAATGAGCAATCACTGCGTAAGGCTCTTAACAAATATAGGCAAACAAAGGGGTATTAAAATGAAAACATTAGCGCAATTATGGTCTTATTTAAAGATTAAGTTTCGAAAAGTACGGGCTTCCGACTCTGACGGTAACCCGTTAGCAGGCGGTAAGCTTTACACGTATTCAGCGGGTACAACTGCACCGCTTGCTACTTATATAGACACGACCAATTTAAAGAAGACCAACCATGACCAAGAAACCTCGGAATAAGAAGTACAACCCTTACCGAAAAGAACACATGAGTTTTGTACGAGTATGGGCATTCCTTGACCCATTTAACACGTTTCTGAAGCAGTTAGCGACAGGTGACGTATATACCAACGAGAAAGGACAAGTTCTATTCGATTTACCAGGTGAGTTGACGATAGACGACGCTGTGAAGAAAGGTGAACCTCCTTTGTTGGCCGTGCCGAATATCCGATCCATCCTGATAGCCTATCGGCAAGTCGCCCAGCTTGGAGGTAACGATGCATTGGTGCAGTCAATTCGTGACAAGGTGAGTGAGTTCGAGCGGCGAATACTAAAACCACTGGAACTAGACTCACCGATCCAAGAAAGTTCGTTGAAGATTGGATTCGATCTGGTTAAGGATATGCAAGCTTTCTTTCTTAAAGCACCGTTGAACGATGTGATGACAGTCAACCAAGCCCTGATATCACTGGTTAAGTTATCCGAACAGTTCAATGTCGCTGTTAGCTTGGACTGCTGGGTTCAACCGTTCTTGGATGCCATGAAAGAGAATCCAAAACGAATTATTAACAGTCTTAATGAAATAATTGACCTTGAGTCGATTATCAAAGAATCACCTAGTTTTGAATGATGGAGTCTTGAAAATGGAACACAAAGATTACCCTGATTATTTAGAGTTGTTGAATAAGAATTACACAGAAGAAGAACTTTTTGACATCGAGCATGACGTGAGTGAATGTTTCTCTTTACCGTCCAATAAAACCAAAATAGACAAAATTGACGGAGGTTTATACAAAATAGTCGTCACGTGGCAAGACCGCGACTTTGTTGATTCATTTCTTAAAATTAAACATACAACACGTGGATTTGAATATGTGGAATTTAAAGATTCCTATGACCAAGATTGTTCGATAAGCAAGTCTTCGTCAGCCGAAGGTGATTTTATATGGGTCGGTCAGAACGATAAAAGAATGTTACTGTCACGCGAACAGGTACAAACTTTATTACCAACGCTTCTTAGATTCGTAAACACAGGGGATTTATGAATGACCATTCACTTATCGACGCGTTTAATTTTAATGTATGTCTTCACAAGTGCGTTACTAGTCGCACCATTTGTAATAAACTGTTTCTATGAAGACAACAAGGGATTCAAAGGTTCGAGGGCTTTGATTCTATACGTACCCGTTTTAGTTATAATTACCTTAGTATGGGTTTAGTACGGGAGCATGGAATAAATGATCAAATCGAAAGAAGGTTATATTTTATACATTGATCCAGATGATGCTAAATGTAAAATTCCATGTACAGGAGACTGTTATCGTAAAAGACCAGTTAATCCTAATACAGGGGTTCAGAATTGGTTTGAACCCAATATAAACTTAGATGGTACTTGTAACAACTATATTAAGGATTCAGATAAATGAGCGAAAACGACACGGTGACTTTAATTGGTGAAAAACCTGACGGGTCTGCCGAAGTGTTAGGAACCATTCCTACCCCACCTTCTATAAAACGCGGACAGATTGCACGTGATTATTTTGGAGGTTGTATCAATTGTATCAACCCAGATGAAGATGATGTAAGCGATGCGTATTCCTGCTTACTGGCACTTGAAGAATACCATAACTGGTTAGTGGCCCAAGGATGGCTTGCACCTAAACTCGAGATTGTTTCAAAATGACTACATTAACCAAAGCAAATCCAGTGGATTTAAGAAAAGCTAGAGAAATATGTAACGCATTGGAAAAAGCTGGTATCGAATATGTCCCTATTCCTGTGTTTGGTAATAAGGAAGAATTAACATTGAAACTTCAAATGGCACTGGAACTTATTAAAGGTTTATCATTGGATGAAATGGGTGGTAAAAATGGAAAATAATGCATGTTGTAATTGTACTGTCTTTATTAAACTGATAAATGAGTGGTGGGAAAAACATCAATATGATACAACAGGTAGGTACGGTGACTACAATGTATATGATGAAGAACCTGAGTTTGTAAAATTAGCAATTCAGTTGAAAAGGAACACGTTGAGAAATAACTACCTTATTAAACGGATAAACTGTAATGATTCAACCAATGAATTATTGAAAAAGTTAGCGGTTTCCAGAGTAAAATCGGCGGAAAGGTCATTAAATAACCTTATCAAATGGATAGACCTTACCGAAGGTGGTGCGTCCTATGAGTGTAACGGAGACTGCAAACAAGGTCGGGAATGCACCTGTAAAAAAGTGCCTGTTTCACAACAGGCTGACAAGGTTTCTACTTAATGGAAGTCGGTATTATAGTCATTCCTCGATCAAATAACCAGTGTAAATAATCGAGCCTGTACTAGACGAACTGGCAGCCGAGATCATTGTCAAAGATGACTCGGCGTTAAAACGAACATTGTATTTAGAAGATCGCTTTCTCACAGCCAGTTCGTTGTCCATGAGTCGCATGGCATCTTTCAACGCGGCTGGTAACTTGTGGAGTTCATCGAGTCGTTTACCCACTACGTCCGATTTACGGTAGCCGTAAGGCATTAGAATCAAACGAATAAACTCCCAATTGACTGTTACGATCACACCTTCCTGTGTCTTCTTCCAGCACGGTACATCGGTATGCATCGACGCTTCAATGGCGGCCACTTGTTCGATCAACTGAGTTCGATCCTTTTCGCAAGCCTCTATCTTGATGTTCAACTCAGCTTGCATCTCTTTTCGACGGGCTTCTACTGCCATCCATAACCATTTCAAACCAGCCCCCAGTGTCACCCCGACAACACTGTAGATTTTAAGCATTTCATCAACCGTTAACATGTTGCACCCTTTCAAAGTTATCGTTATAGTGATAAATGTATGACAAGTGGAATGACATTGAAAAAGGGTCGCTACACAGAGGGCGACCCTTTATTTTTATAACGGCTGATAAAACGAGTTACTTTACTTTGACTTGCGAGCCTCCTCTTGCTTGGAAGCTGGTTCAGTCCGTGTCCCAATCGCCCCTGCTGTTCTGGTAAACGCATTCTTGACCAAGGGTGTCGTGGTGACTGCCTTAACCATTGCGTTGTTCTCCGTACCTGGTAACATCTTACTCATCACAAATTGACGAATCGTTGACCACTTTTCCTTGGGTACGTAATTCGCC